AAAGCTGTCATCATTTCGATGCTGTTCAATTTAGGCAAACCAAATTTCGACAAGTTCCAAAATTTTCAAGCTGCGCTATTGGTCGGTGATTATCGACTAGCGGCTGCCGAAATGTTGCGAAGCCGATGGGCGGAGCAAGTAAAGGGGCGGGCTGTTGAACTTTCACAAATGATGGAAAGCGGAGAATGGCATTGAGCAAGGTCTTGCTAGAATACAAGATTATTCCGCGCTTGATGATTTTCACGATGACGGTTGTTTATGTGCGTTGCATCGAATGGGCGCTTGCCATGCCGGATTTATCGACCCAACAAGCCAGCCTGATTTCTGTCGTTACTGGCGCCATGACCGGCTCGCTTGCCGTATTTTTAAATAGCGAGGCAAAAAAATAAAATGAAAGCTGTCGCGCATAAATTGAACGAAAGTTCTGAAGTGACGATACCGTTGCGAAACCTCATTAGCATGATTGCCTTTACTGCGGTTTCCGTTTGGGTCTATTTCGGTCTGACAGAACGCATATCTTTTCTGGAACATAATTTAGAACTGACGATGGCCGAAGTCGAAGAAAACGATGAGTGGATAGATAAATTTGAACCGCCAAAATCTGTCCAAGATACAATTGCGCGCGTGCATGATTTGGAAATCGAGTTAGCAAAAATGAAAATGCAGCTTGAAAGGACTTCAAAATGATTGGACAAATTTTAAGCCTTGCCAGCCCGATCCTTGACAAGTTTGTGCCGGACGCAGATACGAAAATGAAGCTGGCCGCAGAATTAGAAACCCAACTTATTTCGCTGCAAGCGGCGCAAGCTGCAACAAATCTTGAGCAGGCGAAACACCCATCAATTTTTGTCAGCGGCGCAAGGCCGGCGATCATGTGGATTTGTGCTTTAGGTTTGGCCTCGCAATTTTTTATTATGCCGATTGCCGAATGGGCTGTCGCAATTTGGGCGCCGGAAATTATTCTGCCAAAACTGCAAACAGAAGAATTGATGAGCCTGACGCTTTCGCTTTTGGGTCTGTCAGGAATGCGGTCTTGGGAAAAATCGCGTGGCGTTGCTAGAGAAAATATGAAATAGCGTTTGTTCGCGGAAATTTGCGGACACAGCGCCTCAAAGTAAATTCTGGCACATCTATGCCCAAAACAAGCCAGCGGCGTTTTTAGCGTCCAGCATAGGGTTCCATAGCTCCATCATAGCGCCATCTTTCAAAGTAAATCGGTCATGGCGCCATCATAGCGCCAACGAATAAACAGCGCAGAAAACCGCCACTTTTGTCAGGCTCATAACCTGAAGGTCGCAGGTTCAAATCCTGCCCCCGCAACCAAATATTCAACAAAATCAACAGTTTCTAGCCTCGCAAGCCTTCGGGTTTGCGGGGCTTTTCTGCGTTTTAGGCCTATCCCATAGCGCCATCCATAGCGCCAAGCCCTCAGGTTTTTTTCGGTTTATGCGCATTTAATGCGCTTTTATGGTTGCATAATAGTAAATATGCGCATATTGTCCTTATATGGAAACAAAATTGCTGGAGGGCAAAATGACTAAATTTTATTTTGACGATGCGGAAGCAATGTATGGAGACAGCGGTGATCGGATTTCTGATTATCTGCTTTTTGAGCGTTTCAATATGCCGGTGGTCGTAACATCGGTCGAAGAACTCAAGGAAAAGGTTTTGCCGGTTTTCGTGCGCGCCATACATAAAGGAATTTATCCATTTGGCGGCAAGCGGTTTGATGCTGACGCCTTGATTGCACGGCTGGAAATTGAGGCTGATGAAGATCAAATTTTTGTTAGCGGTCTTGGCTGTTGGTTGTGTTTTTATGCCGATGTTAAGTTTTTGACGCGCGATGATTACAAGCATTGCCGCCAGCCGGTTGAGCAGCTTTTGAGGGGGGTCGCATAATGGAAAAGCTTGTTTTATATGCGCAGCCATACAGCCTTGATGCAGAAGGCTTTTACTTCAGCGACATGGCAGATTATGGCAATAAATATTCTGCCAATCGCGACAGCTTCGGCGGGCTTGTCGAGGAATACGAAATCCAAATGATAGACGGCCGCAGTATCGACATCGCTTTTGGAATTGCGGTAGGTGTCAGTCAGGCCAACTTGCATGAATTTTTTAACGCGGTTGATAGCTGGTCTGATTATGAGTTGCTTCGCGCAACTTTGGCGCACAAGGAAGGCATCGCGTCAAGCTGGTTTAGCAACGATGCCAGCGCCAGCGATTATGACAACATAATTATCTATGAGGACATGACGTTTGATGAGTTGGCCGAACAGTTTGTTGACGATGGACATTATGGCGAAATTCCAGAGCCGCTTGTTGGCTTCATCGACTACAAGCAAATAGCGCATGAGTTGCAGCATAGCTATAGCGAAACAGAGATAGCTGGCACCAACTATATTTATCAGGCTGATTAGGAGGGCATTATGGATATTACAATTTCAGACGGCGAAATGCTGACAACCACCAAGCATGGCAAAACCGTTGGCGTCATTTATTATCGCGACCTTCAAGGCCGGTCTAAAAAAGCCATCACTAAAAATTGCCCGCAAGCATGGAAAAAGAAACGCGATCAGATACGCGATATGCTGGTTAGCGGCAGGGCTGGCGCATCAAAGATAAGCCTTGAGGCGGTTGCTGCGCAGGCTTTACGCGAGCGCCAAAAACTTATTGGCAAGCGCAACGGCTTGCGCCAGCAAACCTACGGCAACGATGAACGCCATCTCAGGCGTCATATTGTGCCACATATAGGCAGCAAGCAGATGGCGCGCCTGTCGGTTGCTGATGTTAATTTGTTTATCCAAGACATGCGGGTGCGCGAAATTGCGCCAAAGACGCAAAGAGAGATCGTTCATACGTTGAGCATGATTTGCAAATACGCTGTCAATAGCGGCATATTGCAGACCAATCCATGCACCAAAGGCGACAGGCAATCCATAAAGGGCAATGACGGCGCGCGTGATGGTTATCATGCTGATGAAGTTAAAAGCATCCTTGCCGCAACGACACGCCATTACACAAAAGCGCTGATCCATGTCGCAGCTTTCACCGGCTTGGCAGCAAATGAGTTGCAGGGCTTGCTATGGGATTGCGTTGATCTAAAGGCTGGCAAAGTTTACGTCAAGCGCACCGGCTATCGTGGCGCCTTAGTTGACGAAACAAAGACGCCATATCGGGTTCGCGAACTGCCGTTGGACAGCACAACCATGCGCATCTTGCGCGAATGGAAATTGCAGACAGATAACGAGCTTTTTGTTTTTCCTAGCGCGACAGGCCGCATGGCCGAGCAACGGCATTGGTCAGGCTTGTTGGCAACTATATGCAAGCGCGCGGGCGTTGAACGTAAAGGCATCGGTGGATTCCGCAAATTTTATCACACGCAGCAATTGCTTGCAGGCGTACCGGAAAACATCCGCAAATATCGGATGGGTCATAGTAAGAAAAGCCAAACAGCGATGGTGCATTATACCGTCACCGATCTTTCGCTGGCTCATCATCCGGCAGATATTGAGAAGATTGTTCAAGCTGTTTCGACATAATCAAGCAGCGCCGCGAATGGTGACTGTGAAGCATAAGGCTGGCGATTTGCCAGCCTTTTTCTTGGTAGTCATAAAGTTCATCATGGCCGACATATCGGCAGGCTATTTTTCTAAACGCCAAACCCGCCACCCTTTTTCGTTTTTCATATAACGCTTTGCAACTTTAGCGCCGATGTGAATTAGCGCATAACGCAAAGACATTGCAGGCGTTTCTTGCTTAAAAAGCACACTGTCACCGACTTGCATTCGCATTGCTTGGCCTTTCCAGTAACCAACTTCCGGCGGCAATTCGATACCGCTTTCGATAGTTAAATCGGCTTCTTTTGCTTGCAGGCTTCCCATTACAAGTCCTCCCAACTTACAGGCTTGCGGCGCTTGTCAAAGCAGACATGGCCGCACAAAAACTCTTTTGCTCCATTCACCAGCCAGCCATTATCATCCAGCAAAACCATGCGTCCGCATCGGACACACTTAGCCTCGCGGCTAATGTGGCGGCTAGTCCTTTTCTTTTTCACGCATTGCCTCATCTGCGCGCCGCAAAAACTCCAGACCCATCTGATACAATTGACGCGGTTCCATCTGCTTTTGCGCTTGGTTTGTGCCAATGACCAACAAACACCCTTCGCTGTTTGGTATTATCAGCAAAGGGTGTTCTGGCCGTTCTGACACGCTAGAAAGGGATTTCATCTGCAAGCGGCGCCGCTGCGGCTGGCGCTGCGGCTTGTGCCGGCGCGTCTGCTTTTGGCGGGGCTAATTTAAGCTTTCCAGCCTTCCAAGTTCCGGACTTGTCGCGGAGATCGACATAATAGGTCTTTCCATCGACGACAAGCTTGCCGCGCCAATCGCTATGCCAATCTTCTTTTTTATTGGCGGCGTCATCGTTGATGCTGATCGTTAGATCATCCACACCATACTTTATTTGCGGTCTATCTTCATTCATGCGCTTTGCTCCTTCGCAAGTTGTTGGACTAATTCATGTTTCTTCGATGCGAAAATCTTTATGATTTGCTCGCTGGAAGGTTGTAAAAACCGGAACATCTGNTCAACGCCGTCGAGCGTTTTAGCTGCGTTCACGGCTTCTGTTGTGATCTCAACCACCTCGTCATAGCTGCCGGCGGCTTTGATTTTTGCTTGCAGTTTTTCAAGATATTCTTCGGCGGGTGTTTTTACTGTGCCGGCGTCTGAAAGTTTTTTCAGCGTTGGCTTAATGGTTGCGGCTGCTTCACTAGCGGAGGGAGATACGCTTGGCGAAGCAGCCTGACCAGCCGGTGCGTCTGATGGCTGGAGAGCATTTCCATCATCGCGTCTGGCTGGCTTTGTTTTCGGTGGGTCTTTGATATCGCCATTAACGGCGCCATCATCATCGGTAACGCCAACGGCCAAGCCCAAAGCGGCGTTAAGGCCATACCGGCGCGCATAGGTTGAGGCAGAACCGACCTTTTGTGCATTAGTCCAATCATCAACGGCTAAAGGCCAGTCTGACGGCGGCAATTGCTCGCCGCTTGTATGAAATATAATAGTGCGCAAAACTTGGCTGCCATCGGCCTGCGTTACGCCTTGCCACCAAGATAAACCAAACTTTGTGGCCTCTTTGGCGGTGTTGATGACCTCGCCGATATCAGCATAGCTGCCGCGATTGCCTTTAGCGTTCTTCTCCAGCCCGCCCATCTGCGACTGAAATTTATTCAGCGCTGTTGCTATTTCTTTCATTTCAACACCTCTATGCGTTTTGATTTGTTCTTTGCGACCCGCACTTTGATGCCTGCGCCGAAAGCTTCAGACGCATGGCGCGGAACCATTTTCTTGATTTCTGCTTCAGCTTTTTTGCAAGTGGCAACGGCGCCGACTGTTTGAACCCACAATTCAGCCCATTGCTTCCAATGCGGATCGCCTTCCATTGAAATAGGGATGGTTTCTTCTGGCGGTACTGGCGCTTCGCTGATTGGCATTTCTGTTGGCGGTACACCCATTTCAACGCAACCCATAAAATAGTTGGCAAGGCCGATCAATTCAGCCTGATAAAGCGGGTCTATTTTGATTTCGTGAAGGGTTGGCTCGTTGCCTGCCTTAATGATCGACAGCAAGCCATAAGGGCATTTTTTGCCGGTATTTTCTTCCAGCAAATAGGCGTTCCAATGAAGCTGCGGGCTATACTGTTTGCACAGGCGCGGGATAACATCGCGCCATTCTTCGCCAGCAAGAGGCCTGCCCATAGTAAATTTTGCATCAATGACAGCCTGCTTGCCCCGATATTTCGGAACAGAGCCATCTAAGGTGCAGCGCATTATCTTGTGCTTTTTGCTGGTCAGCACGGCCTGACGGTTTACGATCTCAAAGCCGTGCTTTTGCTGACACCATTCAATATTTAGTTCTTCGGTGATATGACCCATTAAAACAGGCCAAACCATCGACAGATCATCGGCTTCTATTTCGCCGCGTTTACGCAAATAAAGCTGGTGGATGCGTTCAGCATTGCCGGACGCCAGCGTATTGATATCGCTGCCGCCGACAGTGCCAAAGCGCTCACCTAATGACTTTTTGTCAAGCTGATATTTTGCAAAAAATGCTGGTGTTAAGCCGCAATCTTTGGGTTGTTTTTGCTCATCCATACAACCTTTTTACTATTGCGAATAACTCATGTCAACATTTATGCGCATAATATGCGTTATAGATCATATTTCAACATGACGATCTGATCGACTCTTTCAATGTCGCGGCTGAACTCTAGTTCCTCTTGCGGGTCTATGGTTTCGATAGCACAGCCGTCTTTATCAATAGACGTTAAAATGCCCATAAAACCTTTGCCTTTTTCCCGCACAATGACAAGCGAACCGATTTTAGGTTCAATACTAGGGTTTACGAAAGCCAGATCACCATTCGATATTTTTGGCCTGAGTGCATCACCAAAGCAGAAACACGCATAAGCGCCATCCACACCGGCCAAGTCTGGCGGACAGTCCACTTTGCTCATCATTTGTTTGTTAAAGTTTAGGCCATCGCCATCCGGCGAAGGAAAGCCAAAGACCGGCAAGGTTTCAGCCGGCGCGATGCTGTTGATCACATCTGCGACATATTCTTCTGTGATTTGATCTTGCTTGACGCCAAACGCTTTGGCTAGGGCTGGTTGATGCGGCGTGATTTTACGCTTACCGCTTTCGATGCGCGAATATTCTGCTTGGCCTATATTGAGGCTCGCAGCGATATCAGCTTGCCTTTTTCCAGCCATAAGCCGCAAAGTTTTCAGATTGTTTTGGTATTCCATTTTATTGCACCTCTTCTTCTTGGCGACGCTAAAGCGGTACAGTCTGTGTCAAATTTGCAGTATGCGTTTTTCGTAAATACACCTTCCATAATTATCTCCTCTAACTTTTGGATGGATTGCGGACTTTAGCATATATTTACTTTTATGCAAGTATTAAGCGCGTAAAATAAAAATATGCCTCTCAGCGAGTTGACATTAGCGCTCATGCGCATATTATGCCTGATAATAAACATAACAACAGGTGGCCTCTCATAATGAAACTCAATCAATATCTAGTAGAAAACGCCATGTCGCAGAAAGAATTCGCTGCGCGGTTGGGCGTTTGTCAGGCGACTGTTCACAAATACCTTTACAAAAGCACTGTGCCGTCAGGTATGCGCATGATGCAAATCCATAAGATGACAAAAGGCGCGGTATCAGTTCAAGATTGGATGACCATGCACNATGTTGACGCCGATGGGTAAGGCCAGCCGCGATAAAGGCGGGCGCTTTGAACGCGAACTTGTAAACACCGCAAAAGCGCATGGCCTTGAGGCTTATCGGGTTCCGCTTAGTGGCGCTGCCGCCGGCTTTAAAAATGACATTATTATAAAGCAAGGTCGAACAACTTGGGAAATCGAGGCCAAGAAGCGCGCAACCGGCTTCAAGTTTATCTATGACAACATTGTTGGCGCAGACATTTTGGTTATTGGCGCAGACCGTCAAAAGCCATTGGCCGTGCTTGATTACGAAGATTTTTGCGATCTTTTAAATGGAGCGCTTAAATGAGCCAGCCGCCAAAAAATCCAGCCCGCAAGCATTTGGAAGAAGATATGGTTTTGCTTTTTCGCACTACTGGATGCGGCAATTATGCGTTGGGTATCCGCCGCATTGCAAAATGGTGCGGCATTACGGAAAAGCATGTCCGGTTCTGGTTTGATTACCAGCAACGGATTCCAGACCGCCGCTTCGATGAAGTTCAAAAATGTTGCCATTATTTTTCTGGCAAGCGCGTTGAAATACGCATAGCAAACGAAGATGTCGCCATGCGCAAGTGCTTGCGCTGCACAAGCAGTTTTGAAAGCACCCATATTGGAAACCGCATCTGTGGGCGTTGTAAAAACAAGCCAAATTTTCAAAAGGAACTTGGCGGTCTTGATGAATATCGGGTGTCAACATGATTGCCGTCACGCTCAACAGCTATGAACTGGCGCAAGCTGGAACGACCGGCCTGCTGCGCAACATTGCGGCTTTGAAACGCGGATATAAAAACAAGAATGAGAACGCCAACTGGCAAAACCATGTGGAAGGCGCTTGCGGCGAAGTCGCCGTTGCCAAGCTGCTAGGCAAATATTGGGGCGGCTCAATTAACACATTCAAGGAAGGCGGTGATCTTGACGCGACCGGTTGGGAAGTGCGGACACGATCAAGCCATCATTATGACCTGATTATCCGCAAAGATGACGCTGATGATCGGGTTTTTATTTTAGTGACCGGCAATGCGCCAAATTATCAAGTGCATGGCTGGATTTTAGCTGCCGATGGAAAGCAGCCCAAATGGCTCAAAGATTATGGCGGACATGGAGACGCGTATTTTGTGCCGAAAGACGCATTGCGTAGACTGGGAGATTTAAATGAGTATAAAGGCAGTTAGTTGGGCTTTTGAACAAAAGCTGGATGACCCTATCGCAAAGCTTGTTTTGATTGGCATTTGCGACCGTTTTAACCCTGATGTCGGCTATGCTTGGCCGTCCGTGCAATGGCTGGCTAATGTTGCTGATTGCAGCCATAGAACAGCGCAAAACAAAATTAAGCTGCTTGAGGAACTTGGTTTTGTCGTCAAAAGCTATGTCCGCGATGGCAATACAAACCTTGCTAACCGTTACCGCTTGCCTCGTCAAGAGGGGGGTGCAAATGGTGCAGGGGTGAACAAGCTGGTGCATGAGGGGGGTGAAGCCTGCTTGCATGAGGGGGGTGAAGATAGCGTTCACCCAAACAATAAAAACGATATAAACAATAAAGATATCTCCATTTGGTTTTCAAAGTGGTGGGATGAAGCCCCTAAAAAGATAGGCAAGAAAGCAGCCCTTCGCGCTTACAAGACAGCGCTAAAGGATACCGATGCAGATATGTTGCTTGAAGGCATCAAGGCCTATAGCGCAAAGGTTAAAAGCGAACAAACCGATGCAAAATACATTTGCCATCCGGTTACATGGCTCAATCAAGGGCGTTGGGAAGATGTTGAACTAGCCACAACCCCAAAGCACGAAAACTTCGGTATCAGCCAGCGCTGGTTCCCATCAACAAAAGATGAGTTTCTATCGAAATATAACGCGATGCCAAATTATTACGAAAAAAGCCGGCCAGACATTATTGCGCTGGCAAAGCAGAAAGGATGGTTAGATGCCTGATAGCGATGTGCTTTTGCCGACACCGGAGTTTTTAGCGAAACATTCGATAGAGGAGATCGAAACCAGACAAGCCGGCAAAAAGCGTATCCGCGTCACTGACCAGCTTTGGATTGATTATTATCTGAAGCATAAGCACATCCAGCCGTACCAATACGCAGCCGCGACAAGGCTGTTGGCGCTATACCGCGCCGCAGGCCGTGCGCAGAAAATGACCGGCAGCATGGAAGGGATGCCAAAAGGCGGCAGCGCAGAGATGACAGAGCGCGCATCTGATGCTTTTGCTGACTTTAACAAGATAGCCCGCCGGATGGGCAGGGAAAGCTATAGCTGCGTGGAAGAAGTTGTCTTACATGATCGCAGCGCTGCGGATTGGGCTAGACAAAAAGGGCGCAACCCAAAGGCCGCGCCCGAAATATTAAGGCTTTGTCTTGATGACTTGGACGATGCGTTTAAGCGTCTGCGTGATCGTTAGAAGCAGGCTCATCAAGAACAAACTCTGAACCAAGCCTATAAAATGCCGTTTCCAACTTATCGACTTGGCTTAAATAAAGATCATTGCAATCTTTAATCATTTGCAAGCTATCGCGAAGCGCTGCATAGGTTGCCCGTAATGTTTTAAGCTGTTCAGCATTAAGGCGTTCCATATTTTGCCGTCTTTGGTTGTTGTCAAAATCACGTTTCTCGTGATGATAAGCGATGCGATCATTCATTGACATTTCGTTCAACTGTTCGTCTGTATAGGTTCTCATTAATTTAAGCTCTCCATTTCTTCATCTTCTGTTAATTGGCGCCAGCCGCGCCCATTGCAGTCAAGGCAACCGCGCAACTCGCCAAAGCGCTCAACGCAGCTTTCGCACTCTGCAACGGTTTCCCAGCCAATTTCTGCTTGCCGAAAAAGCTTTAGCAGCGCAGGCACTAGCTAATCGCCCAAGCAAACGCTTGCCAGAAATAGCTATCTTTGCCTCCGACCATGCTGATCGCCAGCGGGCAAAGCACACCGAAAAACAACGCAAGTTCAACTAAAAAGCCTTTTGTTTCGCTATCCATTTCAACCTCCTGTTATATGCTTATTAGGCATATTATGCGCATTATTTGTCATTATCAACAATAAAACGCTCATATATGCGCATATGCTTGCAACTAGGGGCGAAAGGTGATATGGTCTAGGCAGAATAAAATCATTCCCTAAAATATAAATGAGACAACTCGATGCGAGACCTCGATGTGGTATGGCATGGCGTTACAGCGCTGACGCCATACGCAAGAAACAGCCGGACGCATTCTGATGAGCAAGTGGCACAGGTTGCCGCCTCAATTAAGGAATTTGGCTGGACAAACCCTATCCTGATTGACGAAAGCAAAAGCATCATCGCCGGTCATGGGCGCCTGCAAGCTGCGCAGCGGCTTGGCGAAGATAAAGTCCCGACCATTACGCTGACAGGCTTAACCGATGCGCAGAAGCGCGCTTATGTCATAGCTGACAACAAGCTGGCGCTAAATGCCGGTTGGGATGAGGAAATGCTAAAGATCGAAGTGAACGATCTTCTGGGCGAAGGTTTTGATATTGATCTGATGGGGTTTGACCCTGCGGAGATAGATGCGCTTCTTGACCATAACGATGAAAATGAAGTCACTGATACGGCTGTCAAAGGCTCGCTATCGGATCGCTTTGGTGTACCGCCATTCAGCGTCATGTCAGCCCGCGAAGGCTGGTGGCAAAACCGCAAGCGCGGTTGGCTGGCATTAGGCATCAAGAGCGAACTAGGGCGGGGCGATAACGCCGCGCCAAGCGGGAGCGCAAGGCCTGCAACAGATTACAGCAAGAGCAAGGCTAGAGGCGATGGGCATGGCAGGGCTATGCCGGAATCTATGCTTGGCAAGACATATGGCGGTCAAGACAGGCTGAACGCTCTAATGGGCGGCAAGCCTGATGATATGAACGCCACAAGTATATTTGACCCTGTTCTTTGCGAACTTGGTTATAGCTGGTTTAGCCCTAAAGATGGGGTCATTTTAGACCCATTTGCAGGCGGTTCCGTTAGGGGCGTTGTTGCTTCTAAGCTTGGCCGGCAATATGTCGGCATTGAGTTACGCGCTGAACAGGTTGAAGCTAACCGGCAGCAAGGCAATGATATTTGCGATGATCCGATGCCGGTATGGCACACAGGCGACAGCCGCAATATTGGCAAGCTTGCTGAAGGCATACAAGCTGACCTGATATATAGCTGTCCGCCATATGCTGATCTTGAAGTTTATAGCGATGATCCTGCCGATCTATCAACGCTTGGTTATAATGAGTTTAAACAGGCATATTTCGACATTATCAACGAAAGTTGCAAGCTGTTAAAAGACAACCGCTTTGCTTGCTTTGTTGTTGGTGAAGTTAGGGATAAGGCTGGTAATTATTACAATTTTGTCGGCGATACCATTGAGGCTTTCCGACAGGCTGGCTTGCATTACTATAATGAAGCTATCCTAGTCACTATGGTTGGATCGCTGCCAGTAAGGGCAGGGCGCCAGTTTGCAGCAAGTCGCAAGCTAGGCAAGACGCATCAAAATGTTTTGGTATTTTTAAAAGGCGATGGCAAAAAGGCCGCAACTGAATGCGGCCTTATTGAAGTCAATGTTCCTGATGCAGACGAGGACGCCGACTAAGCGTTGCAAATATGTGCATCGCGTCCTTGCGCTGTTACGGCATAGATCATAGTGCGGCCATCGTTTTGCTGGCGGCCATAATTAACGGCAGCATCAAAGCTGTCAAACTCTATACGCTTGAAGGTTTGCTGGATGCGGTTGCCGCGACATGCGGTAAAATAAGCCGCATTGTTAAAGCAATATTCTTCGTGCGGGTTGGTAAATTTAATATCAGTCATTTTGCTCTCCGTTGGTTATTTATCGAACATAATGAATGACTTATGGGTTTTCGAGAGGTTATTCATGGCAAAAAGCAAAAAAACGCCGGAAGTTGTAAAAAACTTCCTGCAACGCATCAGTGAAGGGCGCAGCCATGCAAGCGTCTGCCGCGATGATGATATGCCAGATTGGGCGACTGTTTGGCGTTGGACTAAAGATGACCCAAAATTTGCCGCCGCTTTTGCTATCGCAAAAGAGGAAAGAGGAAACTATTACGGCGAAAAGGTTGCCGAAATTGCGTTAGCAGTATTGGCTGGCAAGATCAAAGACAGCAATGCTGCGCGCGTTGCAATAGATGGACTAAAGTGGACGGCTGCAAGGATGGCAAGCAAGAACTTTGGCGATAGGATGCAGGTCGAACATAGCGCTGAAAGCAGCTACGTTGACGCATTGCGGGCAGTAAGTGAACGCATTGAGGTTGATGGGTTGGATGACAAAAGCAAGCTATCGCAAGAATTACGCGCGCGAAGCGGCAAGGATGCCGATCAGGGCGGGCTGGTTCATTAGCGCGTCAGGTTGTTAGCCTGAGGGTTATTGGCTGTCAGCAAGGCTTGTGCGGCTATGGCGCTATGGTGGCGCTATGGCAGGCAGGGTTTGCCGGATATTTCAGCCGTCT